CATCCATTCCAAGACCGGCGTAGAGAACAAAGACTTGCCACAAGGTTACGGGCACAAGTGGATCAGGCGTGAGTTCCCCGATCTTCCCCGTTTCGAGGTTGACATGGTGCATCCGATCACACGAGGGTTTGCATTGCTCAAGCAGGCATCTGCCGTGGTCGTGACTGATTCGGTTTACTATCACGCTGCCGGTGCGATGGATGTGGACGTTGACCTTGCGTATTTCGCTCGTGGTCAGTCTGTCTATTATCGGGTTAAGCCTCTACATCCCGTGAACCAGAACATCGTGTATCTATTGGAGGATGTATGAGCGTATGCCCGTGGTGTAAGGAGCATAAGTTTAAGCACATTTCTGGTTCAAAACAATGGCCGAGCAGTAGGAAGAAAGATACTCCTTTCGATAAATTCCGATGCAAGGACTGTGGGTGGGAATTTACATGGCGGGTCAACGGAGTATTCCGTGAGGATGAGTTATCGACCCACGATCAAGATTTTGACAAAATAATAGAAGCACATTGTCTTCTGTGCGGTGTAAAATGAAAATCCTCGTAGTCGGCGTATTCAACGATCACTCCACGAACAACGGGATTGCCAACGGGTTCGAGAATGCCGGGCATGAGGTGATGCGGTATGATTATCGAAAAGCATTAGAGGAACTTAGCCCCGCAGCAAGAGATTATGATATTTGGAGCATGTCTCTTGATTGTGAGTTGGTATTTTTCTGTAAGTGCAACGGTGTTCATGTAGATGTTGTTCGTGATTGTAAGTCTCATGCCAAAACCTTCCTTTGGTATATGGATCCCCTGAACGGAAATTATAACGACGAACTCAAGGAAAAAATCAAGGTTGCCGACTACGTGGGCGTTGCCAAGCGGGAAGTGTATCTTGAGGCCAAAAAACTAAACTCGAACACGCATTTTTTGATCGAGGGTTTCGATCCTAAGTGGGATTATCCGATAGAACGTGACCCAATTATGATGGACGTGCATTCAAAAAAATATGACATATCATTCATCGGCAATCAATATGGTGATCGCCAAGATTGGTTATCGCTATTGGTCGATAATATAGCTTTTCCGATAAACAAATTCAACATTGAACATGCTAAGGTGGTTGGGCAATCAAGGATCAATATCAACCTTACGGGAGGGGGTGGCCCCTCGGATCGTGTTTACAAGGTTCTGGCGGCGAAGGGGTTTTTAATAAGTCAAACATATCCCGATGTTGAAAAATATGGTTTAATCCCCGGTAGAGATCTTGTTTTCGCTAATACACCAGAGGACATGGTAGAAAAATGTAATTACTATCTTGCCCGTAAAAAAGAACGAGACGAGATCGCCGAACATGGCTACCAGACCGTGCAGAAGTTCAGCCGTGATAACCTTGCCAAACAAATCATAGAGATCGTAGATGGATCTGTTTCCGGGCGGGAGCCAATACGCCGGTCTACACAAGATCAACTTTAATCTCAGACCGGGTGATAAAGTATTAGATGTTGGGAGCGGGAATAAACCGTTTCCGGCGGCTACACACCTTATAGACATGCCCGATACTGACGCCCAGAGACACAATCAAGTTCTGGTCGTTGGAGATAGGGAATTGATCGAGGGTGATGTCTGTAATATGTTACGGCTTTACCCCGACAACTATTTTGACTTTTGTTATAGTTCACATACGTTTGAACATATAAAGAATCTGCCACTTGCTCTTGACCTTATAAGTGCCAAATGCAAGCGAGGATTTTATGCTTTGCCCGGATCGGACTTTGAGTTCTTTACTACCCTCGATCACTATGGCCATGTGAACCTCTGTCGGCAGATTGGCGATGTATTACATATCACGAAACGACCATCTAATACCGTGATAAATCGGTTTGGTAAACTCTATGAGAAGATGGCTACGACCAATATGGATGGATTCCACATAATGTGGGAAGAGGATTATAGGTTCATTTGGGAGATTAGGTATTACTGGGAAGATCAAATAGACTATAAGTATTACGAACAACCGGAAGGGTTATTTCCACAAGTAAAATATTTCCGTTAAGATAGAATGACAAAACCTATAGAAGTAACAATACCGAACTTATCGGTGCGTCTATCCGAGCAGCGAAAAGCCGAAGGGGTGGCTTGGTATATCCCTCATCCGGGGCAGGAACCGTTTCACGAATGTGATTCTGTTGAGCGTTGGGTATTCGGTGGAAACCGATCTGGTAAAACCGAATCTGGTGCTGCCGAGTTTATTATGATTATCCGGGGTAGCCAGCGTTATCGTTCACGGAAGATTGTTCGTAAGGGCACAGCATGGGCTGTCAGCGAATCGTCGGAGATTCAGCGTGAGGTCATCCAGCCCAAAATCCTGAAGTGGCTACCAAAAGGTGACATTCAAAAGACCCAATTTATCCAGCGTGGGATTATCGATTTTATCCTGCTCAAGAGTGGTTGGCGAATCGTATTCAAGAACTACGAACAGGGTGTTGATAAATTCGGTGGTAAAGATGTTGATATAGTTTGGTTCGATGAGGAACCCCCACAAGACATCTACAAAGAATGTCTGATGCGAACCATTGACCGTGGTGGTTTGATTGTCGGCACCATGACACCCGTGAATGGTATGACGTGGATATATCAAGACATCTGGGAAAAGAATGGTGAGCGTGGGATTTCATGTTTTCTCATGTCGATGGAGGAAAATCCCTATCTCGGCAAGAAGGAGAAGGATCGTGTTCTTGCGGGCTTAACCGTAGCGGAAAGAAAAATACGTCAGGAGGGCAAGTTTATTGCCCTGCATGGTCTGGTCTATCCTCAATTCTCAGAGACGAAACACGTTATTGAACCATTTGACGTTCCGAGTGACTGGAGGACGATAATTGCGGTTGATCCGCATTTGAAAAAGCCAACCTCGGTTCTCTGGGGAGCGGTTGCGGGTTACAATTACAAGGGCATATCGAAGGGTGATTGGGTTATTTTTAACGAGCTTCGCCGGGATGGGGTCATCCCCGATATTGTCGCTTCAATTCTTGTTGCTAATGGACGACGTAGGATTTTTGCTCGTATCGCAGATCCAGCATTAAATATCAAAAAAGATAACATAACGGGCGTTTCCCCATTCGATGAGTTTGCAGCTCAGGGTTTTCCATTGATGCCTGCCAATAAAAAAGTTGAGTCGGGTATTTACGAGGTTCGGAAACTACTTGACGAAAACCCTTCGGGGGTGTGGATATTTAATACCTGTATTGGTCTGACGTGGGAGTTTAGGCATTATTCGTTTAATGATATAGAAACAGATGCACGAAAACCATATAGTGAAAAGATACATAAGCGTGATGATGACTACATGGATTGTTTACGTTATATGATAAATACTGGTTTCGGCCCGGCGAGAAGCGGTATGCCCGTTGGTGAACCCGTCTATACGGAGACAGGTCGGCTCAAAGGAGTAAGGTAAAATGCCTACTGATAAAAAAGTTTCTGATATAATGGCGAAAATCAATCGTGCGAAGGACAACAATAATGCTTTGCGTGATCGGTGGCTTGAGTATTACAAATTATATCGTAATTGGCGTGATTCGGCTGGTATCAGTGGCCGTTCCGATGTCGGTATACCATTGGCATTCGAGTGGGTCGAGGTAGTCAAGAGCCGACTGTTCGATATATTTTTTGGCAAGCGTCCATACGTGCGAACCAAGGGGCAGGAGCCGAATGACGACTATGCCGCCAAGATAGTTCAGCAATGGCAGAACTATCAATATGACTTAGCGGGTTATCGCAAGCTCGGTTACGATATTCTCACGCAGGTATTGATATATGGCACGGGTATAGCAAAGGTATTCTGGAAATACGAGGAACGGGAAAAATTTGTAGACGATCCAATTTATCCCCAATTCCCACACCTGGGGACTGTTCCTAAGAAGATGAGAGTTCCCGTATATGACAATATTGGATTAGAACTTGTAGATGTGTTTGATTTCTTCGTAGATCCCGAAGCTACCTGCTTGGAAGATGCCGAGTGGTGTGCACATCGAACAAGGAGAACATTAGGATACCTCGAAGAAATGGAAAGGCGAGGTATCTATAAAAATATTGATGCTGTAAAGCGGAGTAGGATCGATGGTGATACCGATAGTGGCATAGAAACCGAACCACATAAACAGGTAATATCGACCATAGAGGGACATCTTGCCGACAAGAACTTGATGCTTAAACCGTTTGAGCTAATAGAGTTTTACCGGAAATCGGATGACAGTCTTACCACAATTGCCGATGGTAAGCATTCTATTCGTGAAGATGACAATCCCTTTAGGCACGGTAAGTTTCCGTTCCGTGTTGCCAAGATCATATCCACGCCCCATGAGTTTCACGGTATCGGTCTGATTGAAGCCGGAGCACCCTCAGCGAAGATCATGGAAGACCTGTTGAATAACGGGTTGGACAGCATGAACTTTTCCATTAATCCGATGTTGGGTGTTGATAAAACAAGGGTTGAGGATACGGAATTAGTATCGAGGCCGGGTGGCACCGTGCATACCCTCGGTGATCCCAGCACGGCTATTAAGCCTCTTATTATCCCAGATGTCAGCGGTGGTGTGTTGACTTGGTTCCAACTTGTCAACGAATTAGCGAAAAAGGGCACGGGTATCGTTGACTATCTCGTAGGGCAGTCTACTCAGGGCAAGACGGCTACCGAAGCATCGTTAATGACCAACGAGGCCGCCAAGCGAATCGGTATGCACATCAAGGTATTTGGTATGACTTTCATAGGGCCGTTAGCCGAGATGGTTCACGAACTGAACAACCAGTTTGCGACGGAAGTGCAGACCATGCGGGTTACGGGTTTACCGGGAGCGCCGTATGAGCAGGCCGTTGCTGTTACACCCGATATATTTGGCGCTCATGTTGATTTCATCTGGGAATCGGAAGACCGAGAGATGAACAATATGGTAGCCGTGCAACAGTTGATGCAGGCACTCGCCGTAGCCCAGACACACCCAATATTGGCACAGTTCATCCCGATCATCTTTGAGAAGATGCTTGAGAAATACGATATGCACGAGAACGAAGAATTGAAACAGGCTGCGACATTCGCAAAGCAGATGGCACCCGCCTATCAAGCATTGGTGATGCAACAGATGCAGTCGCAGATAGCGGCTGGTAATGCTCAGGCCCAAGCTAAGGCTGGTGGTGTTGGTAACGCCGCACGTCCCGCCGGTGGTGGTGCTGGCAATATAGCCGCAAGCGCCCAGACATCGGCTAACCCGTCATTGGGGAATGCCCCTGTCAGTTAAACGGCTGAGAATATTCGCAGGCCCGTGGGTGGGCGAGTTTGGCTGGGAGTTGTTTGTATGGCAGGGAGTTCTACGAACTGTTGCCCATAACGAGAAATATAGAAAGTTCGTTGTGTGCGGGCGTAAGGGGCATGACTATTTATATGAAGATTTCGCTACCGAATATATCAATTACGATCCTCCGTCCACAGAAACAAGTATGTGGATGTGTAAAAAGTGGTCATGGGATTACAACGGGAAATATGATGTTACCATCAAGCCACATAATTGCTTGAGCTATGAGCAAGAGTTTATAAGGTTCGGCAAGAAGGGCGAGCATCAATACGACATAGTTATTCACGCAAGGAATACCAATAAATGTGAATCAGCATACCGTAACTGGAGTCGAGATAGTTGGAATGTTTTCAGAAAAGAGTTTCCCGATGCGAAAATTGCATCCATCGGTTCTAAGGAAGGTGCATTAAGTATCGAGGGCACGACCGATAGCCGTGGTATTCCATTAAAAGAATTGACCGATATTCTTGCGAACAGCACGGTTCTTCTCGGCCCGTCATCCGGCCCCATACATCTCGGCTCCCTCTGTGGTATCCCCCATGTTACGTGGTCGCCCAGAGAAACCGTGGGCATTACGCCAAATAAAGAAAGATATGAGAAGGACTGGAATCCATTGAACACTCCGGTGACTTTTCTGGAGGGTAGTTGGAATCCAAACGTAGATGATGTCGTGGGGGCAGTAAGGAAATATTATGGGACTACTTAATAGGGAAAAACTTTGCAAGCCACCCGAACCCACGGAGCAGCAAATCGAGCAAGCTCAAAGTTCGGTAGATCAGTGGGTGGCTTTTAAGAAAATTATGGGGTCTCCCGGCTGGAAAGGGTTAATGGCCTATATCCAGTCTCAATTACAGAATTATGATTCCATAACAAATGCCAAACCCGACAATTTCGTAAATCGTCAGGGAATCGCAGAGGGTCTTAGATTGATATCAAGATACCCTCAACATCTAAAAGATAAAGCAACTTCTGATGCGGAAAAGTTTCTAAGTCAGGACTTGCCAACAAAGGAGTAACTAATGGCTGAAGATCCAACCATTGACCCGAATCTGCCGCCTGCGGAACCAACGGAGCCGACAGACAAGGAACCAGTCGTTGCACCAGAGCCAACGTCGCAAGCTACAGATGACCCGTTAAGGCTATCGCCTAATTTACAGACAAGGTATAAGTCTGCGGCTGATCTTGAGGCATTTGCGGCAACCCAACAGGGTGAAGCCGACAGGCTTCGGTCTGAACTCGAAACCTACAAACAACAGCATCCCACCGTTGAACCTGCTCAACCCAACATCCCCACGGGGGAGGAACAGCTTGAGCAGTTCGCAAAAGATCCTGTTGGTTTTGTGCAGGGTGTCACCAATGATATCAGGGCGCAGGTGGCCCTTTCGGAGTTTGCACGCACCCATCCAGATTTAGAGCAATACAAAGCAGGGATGAAGGATGTCGTCAATAGAACTCCAGGGATACTCGCTGACCCACAAGGGCTGGAAATGGCTTACTTACTTGCCAAGAATCAGATCGAGGCAACTATGGCAACCCAAGCAGCCGCAGTCAAAGCGGGGCAAACCGCACAAGTAGTTCTCGATAAGCAGACCACAGCCGTCGTAGAGGGATCAACTACTCCCCAACCGACAACTTCACCCAAAGTCGTCCTCGGTATGTCCAGTAAGGATTCACTGGCGGCACTTAAAGCCGCAGGGGTTCCAGATGGGACAGACGAGGATCGAATTGATTAATAACTAACCTCTAATTTACATAAAAGGGGGGATAATTTTTGGCTACGCAGTCAACCGCCAACAATACCGAACAACTTCAAACCCATTATGATAACGTCTTTCTGGAAAGAATGAAAGATGTTCTTCGTCTCAATAATTGGGTTGACCAGAAGAACATTCCGTTGTGGAGCGGTAAAACAGTTAGCTACTTTTCATATTATCCCATCACCGAAGATGCTACTCCAATCGTAGAGGGGAGTTCCACCGCTAACGAGGTAACGATCACCGGCCAGACAATCGAGGCCACCGTTGCCAAGTATGCACAGTGGAGACCCCAAACCGAATTGCTGAAGCTAACGGCGAGGGATAAGAATCTTGAGAAACAGGTCGGGCTTTTTGGTGAAGCCGCAGGCCGGTCTCTTGAGTTGGCACTGGCATCGGAATTGTTCCAGAACGGATCAATTCCCATCAGAACGAGTCAACTTGCAAATAGTGGGACATACACCATTGAATCCACAGTGGATGCAAGTGCAGGAAACTCGACTACTTTCTTTTACGACGATGCTATTGTTCATACCTCTGATCTTTTCTTGGGTGCACACATGGTCGTTAAACCAGACGCTACCCGTAACTACCGTTACGGCGGCATTGTTTCGGTGCACGGAAGCACAGCCGAGGGTTTCACTATGACAACGGCTGCTCCACTCGCATTTTCCGCAAACACCACGTATCGAATGGTTGTCGGAACGGGTATTGTTGCAGGACAACCGATCACCGGATCGGCTGTCAACTATGCCGTTTCCAAGGCTCGTGAGTATAAGTTCTACACATTTGAAGATGGATGGTTTAAGTCCACGCTAGCCTCACAGGTCGAGGTAGACTTGCAGAAATATAGCGTCTTCTTGAATCTCGGTCAGTATCAACAGTCCGAGAAAATCGAGAAAGGCTATATTGGCAGTCTGTGGGGTGTTAAGTTCTATCGAACTACGATGCCCTACAGGGAATCTGTCTCTGGAGCTTATTCAGCATCGGGGGTTGTGTTCTGCACTCCCATCATGGGAGCACACGCCCTCGGCAACGTAGGACTCGGAGGTATGAAGGGGAACAGGATTCACATCAAGACTCCCGGCCCTCAGTCAACCAACGAGCCTTACAATGAAAAGGGAACATTAGGCTATAGTTTCTATGCCGCACCTAAAGCGTTAAACGCTGCATTTTGTATCAACTTAATGTCTGGTGCCACAGGAATAACCTAATCTAACAAGGAGATGGGAGGAGGTTTTTCCTCCTCCCAACCCTTTATGGGAAAAAAGAAACAACGCAAAAAAACATTAAATAACAAAAAGATTCAGCAACCGGCAATAATGGTTGGGATGCCCATCCATCACTATATAGAAAACTTCACGCTCATGTGCATCGACAAGACAATGGCCGATTTGCGCCAAGCGGGGATAAAGTTTCATAGGGTGAGTCCCATAGGTATACCCGATGTTGCGAGAGCAAGAAATGTCTGCGTGGATGCTTTTCTCAAAGACAAGCAATATACGCATCTCATGTGGATAGATTCCGATATGGTATGGGACACCGATGCGGTGTTATCGTTGTTGAACTTGGGGGTTCCGGCATGTTCGGCATTGGTAACCAAGAAGGCACCGCCCTTCAATATTACATTATTCCAATTATTAAAACCAGAAGAGGATAGTAACACTTTGGGCACCTATGATGTCCCGTTGGGTGCCTATCCGATGGATAAACCCTTTCGGTTCCCTAATAGTGGTATTGGCACGGCGTTCATGTTACTTGAACGAAAGGTGATAGAGGCAATGGAGCCACCCTATTTTGCCAGCTTTACCGACGCAAAAAAAGCCTTGAAGGGAACGGATTATTATTTTTGTGTGCGTATGTTACAGAGGGGGTTCGAGTTTATTTACGATCCTAAACCCAAGATTTATCACGTAGGTAAATGTTTATTTGGCGTAGAGGATCATGTAGCATATCTGGATCAACTCGCAGAAAAAGGAATAGAAGCATGCCAATTTATGAATACAGATGCCTCAAGTGTGGTAGACTGGAAGAAGACTTTTGCTGGCCCACAGCCATCCCTAATCGAAAAGATTGCTCCTGTGGTGGAACGGCAAAAAGAATTATATCGGCTCCGGGAGGAATCAAAATCGGATGTCTCCAAATGTCACTCCTTCGCAAGTGCCGACCAGACGAAGACGCAGACGAAAACTGGTATCGAAGTTGTCAGTTCTCTGAAAGACTTGGATCATACAAAGCTCCCACTACACCCGGAGAAAGAGCCTACGAAAAGCATGTTAAGCGGCGTGCGGTAGACGAGGGTTGGTAAAGTGACACGAGAAGTAATGAAACAAGGTCTGCGGGCGAGTGGAAAATATCGCCCCGAACACGAACTATCCCTTAGCGTCGGTATAGATACTCTCATACAACTCGTATGGGATGCCAACGATTGGTCGTGTAAACTCGGAGTGGATACGTTCACGACTACGGCTGCGAGTGGCGCTACGTGGGAGTTGCCTGTTGAAGTTGATACTATAGAGCAATTAACTTATGGCACCAACAACCGTGTCGTTAACCCTCTTCCCTCTCATCGTATATCCGAAATATACGATAATGCCTCACGCTCCGGTTCGGTGGTTTATAATTATCGTTTATATTCTACGGAACCCGACCAGATGACCATTGAGATGATTCCAACGCCGGCAACCGGAACGGTATTCACGTATCACTATCGTCGGAAGATTGTCGAGGGTGATCTAAGTAAGATCCCGTCTAATTTACACCCCTTGGTGCAGTTTGGCACGAATGTGTATATGTCAACGGGTGATCCTTATGCGTCTCCTGCTTTCGTGAGTATGCTCGATCAAGCGATAAAACGTGATAAGCCGATCATTCGGGAACGGTGGACTATGGGGCAAGATAGTCTACAGGTCTCCCGTGTAAACGCACGCAATAGTATGGGTTCGGGTGCAAACCAGAACACAAAATACCCGACGGACTGAGGTGAATAATGGCATTATATAATGTAGATGGCGTTATTGCGAAAGTGAAAATTTTAATCGAGGAAGCCGATGATACTAATGTGATAACCACCAACCAACTTATCACGGCGGTATCAGATGCTCAAAAATGGACGGCTGCCGAGACGGGTTGCTACACGGATTGGAGTAGTGTTACGTTGGGGGTTTCCACTGTTCGCTATACGCCGCCCACTGGCACATCGGGCATCCTCGGCTTACAATACAATTACGGTGGCGATCAGGGTGAACGAAACCTTACACGAATAGATCCCGATAACGTGCCACACGCACCTGATGTGGATTTCCCCTACTTTTGGCATTATCGTGGTAATAAGATTTCAATATTCCCATCAATGCCGGAATTACCCGCAAGTAGAGATAGTGCCCTGTCGAATGTGGTGAGAGTTCTGTTCGTTAAGGTTCCGGCGGCATTAACCGAACCGGACGATGCCCTTGTGATACCCGATGAATTTCAAGTGGTGGTTCCATATCACGTCGCCAAGGTGGTTGCCTATAAGGATAACCAATTCGATAAAGCTGGAGCGTTTCAGCAAGAGATAGAAAGATTAACAAAGGTAGGGATTGCTCAGTATGCTCATCAGCTTAGCGGCCCCGGTGGTCGGGGTCAAGAGGGCACTTCCCAATAAAGGGGTAAATAATGGCACTTAATTTTTACGCAAAAACCATAACCAAGTCTGCAATAGCCGCTACGGCTGCGACCGAATCAATAGATTTGGCGGGTTTCTCAAAAGTAGCAATTCATACAATTTTTGCTACTTGTTCGGGAACGACTAATACACAGGTAGATTTCAAAGTCCAAACATCAAACGATGATTCCGATTGGGTGGATCTTGTCACTATCGTAGATGAGGCGGGTAATGATGTTGTGGATCTCAGTGGAGATAGTTACATGAACTTCATCCCCGAACAAACTGTTGCGGGTGATTCAGGAATTGGTCGCTACATCAGATTTTACCTGACAGCAAGCGGCACATTTTCTGCTTCTTATTCTGTTAAGGTATTAGCAAGGCAATAGTGCCCCGCATAGACTTTACATTCCCCGCATTCAATAAGGGGCTTATGGATGGCCTGGCAAACGATTCGGTGCCAGCGGAGGGGCTTCGTGTCTGTAATGATGTTGATTACAGCAAACCACCCCTCGGTGGTGTTACCACGAGACCACCCGTGGCAAATACACCGCTCACGAAAGACTTGGTTGTTAAGCGCTTGATTCGGCTCGACAACTACGAATACTATAACCTTCCCTATATTCTTATTAGCGAGTCTCCGACTGAGGTATGGTTATTGAATGCTAAACTTGATGAGTGGTATGGGCCAATAGACCCTCCCGTATGGTTAGGTCATCCATATATGATCCCCGTTGCCGACGATAAGATATTTCTATTTGGGGCAGAAGCGGGGCCAATGGTGCTTGAAAAGGATGGGGATTCATGGTCAGATTGGAATGCTCGGCGTGCGGGATTTGCATCTGAGGCTTTTGGTGGAACCGCTGG